TACCGCTGGCGTTGTACAACTCGGTAAAATTGTCGTTACATTTATCGAATGCAGTTTGTAACGGATCCCCAGTGCCATCATTAGGCGATGTTCCAGTATTGATAGTTTGTTGTGCCATGTTTAGTGTTCCAGTGCAGTATTTACCAAAACTCTATACACCGCTAAATACTGGGAATTGGAGTGATCAATGTCATACATCATCAATAACAGTCGTGGCCAAATAGTTGCTGTAGTCACCGATGGTACTATAAACACCACAGCCACTGACCTAGCCCTGGTGGGGCGAGCTGTTACAAACTACGGCGAATATCAGAACGAAAACTACGTATTTTTGTTGGAAAATTTTGCCAACAGCACAGCACCAGCTATTCCTATTTTGGGACAACTTTGGTATGATTCCAGTACAGATCTGCTGAGCACATACAATACTGCAAATTCTTGGATTGCTCTGGCCTCACAGAATTACGTAGAAGCTGCCAAAGTATCGCCAGCATTCTCTGGCATCCCCACAGCACCCACTGCCGCAGCAGGCACATCAACTACTCAACTTGCCACAACTGCATTTGTCACAAGTAGCCCAACATTTACTGGTGTTCCCATTGCACCAACTGCCGCAGCAGGCACATCAACTACTCAACTTGCCACAACTGCATTTGTTACAAGCAGCCCAACATTTACTGGTATGCCTATAGCACCCACTGCTGCTGATATCACTGCAACCACCCAGTTGGCCACAACTGCGTTTGTGCAAAATCAAAAAGTTAGTCCTGTATTCACTGGGGTTCCAGTTGCGCCCACAGCCTCTGCTGGTACATCAACCACACAAATTGCCACCACTGAGTTTGTCAGTGTTGGCCCACAGTTTACTGGCGTACCAACTGCACCAACTGCCACAGCAGGAACATCAACCACGCAACTGGCCACAACTGCTTTTGTTACAAACGGTCCTATTTTTACTGGCACACCAACTGCACCAACTGCCACAGCAGGGACTGCAAACACACAACTTGCCACAACTGCATTTGTCACAGTCAGTCCTGTATTCACTGGCACACCCACTGCACCAACTGCCGGAGCAGGGATTGCAAACACACAACTTGCCACAACTGCATTTGTCACAGTCAGTCCTGTATTCACTGGCACACCTACTGCACCTACGCCTGCTGTGGGAACAAACAACACTTACATTGCCACAACTGCATTTGTCCAAGGTGAAAAGGTCAGTCCTGTATTCACTGGGGTTCCGGTTGCACCCACTGCCACAGCAGGCACATCAAATACACAAGTGGCCACAACTGCTTTTGTCAGTGTGAGCCCACAGTTTACTGGTGTACCCACAGCACCCACTGCCACAGCAGGCACATCAAATACACAAGTGGCCACCACTGCTTTTGTCAGTGCAAGTCCACAGTTTACTGGGATACCCACGGCGCCCACTGCCGATGTGAGCACAGCAAACACACAAATTGCCACCACTGCTTTTGTAGCTGCCGCGTTGACTTATCCTGGCGGATTACTAGGATCAATGGCGCAACAAAATCAAGAATCAGTGGACATAATTGGCGGCAGTATAAGTGGGTTAACCACCCCCATGCCCATAGCCAGTGGTGGCACAGGTGGCGATGATGCTGTCAGCGCAAGAGCCAGTTTGGGATTGCAAACAGGGGCTGTCACCATAGTAGGCACAATGGCAACACAAAACGCCACTTCAGTTGTTATTGGTGGTGGGTACATCAGTGACTTAGATGCTCCCATAGCCATAGCCAGTGGCGGTACTGGCGGCAACACAGCACTCAGTGCAAGAACCAGTCTTGGGCTAGGAAACATATCCACACAAGATTCTTCCAGCGTGAATTTAACAGGCACAATAAACATCACTGGTGGACAAGTAACCGCTCTAGGTACACCAGTACCTATTGCAGCAGGAGGTACTGGTGCCAACACAGCCCTTGGTGCTAGAACCAATTTGGGATTACAATCAGGTGCTACCACAAACGCTGGCACAATGGCCACACAAAATGCCAGCTCAGTGGCCATAACTGGTGGCACAATCACAGGCATCACACCATTGTTAGTAAATGCCGGTGGCACTGGCGCAAGCACCGCAGCTGATGCCAGAACCAATCTTTCCGCAGTGGGCACCGCAACTGCGGTCAACACCACAGGCGGGTTGACTGGTGGTGGTACTTTAACAACTTCAAGAACATTGTCAATTGCGTCTGATTCCAATGGGTATGGCGAGAGATATATTTCAACCCTGGCTCCTTCGGGCGGAGCCAATGGTGATATTTGGTATCAAATTTAAATGGCAGAAATAATTAGAGCAACTGGGTTTGTAAACGACCTGCAACGGCTGGTTATGCCAGAGGGCTTCTCAGCCAACGTGGTGGCCTATCTCTGGGGTGGCGGCGGAGGGGGAGGTGGTAATGACAGCAACCGCGGGGGCAATGGCTGTGGTGCCATGTGTGTGGAACAGTCATTTACTGTGAGTCCAGGTGACATTATAGACGTTGCTGTGGGTGGTGGTGGTCAACACGGGGGCACCGGTGCCGGACAAAGCAGTGGTCCTGGTATTCCGGGTGCTGGGTATACTGTAGATTCCACTGTATTCACCACTCTTGATTTGCTGGGTTCAGGGATCAACAGATCCACCTACAAGGTGTATCCCACATTTTTAAACACATACGGTGTTTGGGGCAGCGGTGACGTGTTTGATCAAACAGTAAATGTCAACTTTCTTACCACAGAAATCTACACTTTTACCGGTACATGTGACAATTTTTTTACAGTTTATGTAGATGGATTCCAGGTACTCACTGGAGATAACTGGCAATCTATTTACAACAGCAAAGTGACAGTGCCTGCAGGCACACACGCTGTAAGAATACGTGGCGTCAACACCGGCGGGCCTGCTTCAATTGCAATTACCATTACCAACAATGAAATTGATGGTTCATACTGTGGCGGATTTGGTGGCACAGCAGGACCAAGCGGCAGTTCAGGTGCCGGTGGTGCCGGTGGTGGTGCTACATTGCTGTTTAAAAATTCCGTATTGATAGCCGTAGCTGGCGGTGGCGGTGGTGGCGGTGGTGGCGGTAACACAGGTGCCGCGGTTGGACAAGATGCTCCAGGTGACCGCGGACAAGAAGCAGGAACCACCGCTGGACAAAATGGCACCAACAGATCAGGTGATGGCGGTGGAGGTGGCGGGGGCGGTGGTGGCTACCCGTCGGGCAATGGTGGCACTGTGCCTGGTGGGGATACTGGTGGATATTCAGGCATGTATGGCGGCTCTGTAGGAGATGAAACATACCTTCCCAATGGTCTCAATCCTGGCGGGACTGGCCTTGCTCGTTATAATGGCGCAGGCGGTCGTGGTGGTAGGAACACAATTTCTGGAAATCCTGGCTATGCTGTGCTGGTGTTTGAGCCAACTAGTTATCAAGTCAAAATTGCCGGCACTTGGACACCAATTAAAAAGGCTTTTGTAAAAGTCAGTGGTACATGGAAAGAATCCCGCAATGTTTTTGTAAAATCAAACGGCGTCTGGAGTCACATCATTGGCGCCAGTGATGACTATGCTCCAACATTGAGTATTGTGACAGGATATTTTGGCGCAAACCCCAGGTTAGGGGTTGGTGGCGAACCAGGTGGTGGTGGTGGTGGTGGCAAGATCATCTGTACCAAGTTGTACGAACTTGGCCTTATGAGCAAGGACATTTATGAAGCCGACCAGGCATTTGGTGCCAAACTGGTACAGACACGCCCAGACATCTACAATGGATATCGTGCTTGGGCCGAGATTGTGGTTGACTGGATGGACGGGCATGGACCCAAGATGATGCCTTGGATGACTGATGAAGAATTTAGTACTGCTGCTAGAAAGTGGTCAACCACTTGGGCACAAGACATTGCCACACCTTGGGCAGAAGAAATGGCCCACAGAGTTGGTAGAAAACAACATGGTAACTTGACTGGACGCATGATCATGGCAGCTGGTATTCCCATCTGTAAAGCAGTGGGAGTATGGCAACGATGGTTTGGTGCTGGTAAAAAGCCAGCAGGCTTTGGCAAGGGCTTGATGTTGATTCCGGTGTTTGTGATGTTCAAAGTTGTTGCTGAACTGGGTAGATTAATTGAAAGGAAATAAAATGTACGACACACAAACAATCACTGAAGCAATTGGAAAATTAACTGCTACTGAAACACAAACATTATTTAATTTGGTACGTGATCATGCTGGCTTGATAGATAAACTTGTTCCTGGACTACCACTGATTGTCCATGCTCTAGGACAACAAGCCCTGGATCATCCACTGGCAGAACAATATGATTGTTGGTTAAATGCTGAAACTTGAGCCGCATCCGCAAGTTGAAACTGCTTGTGGGTTGTTGATCACAAAACTAGCACCCATAACATCTTCTTTGTAGTCAATTGCTGAGTCTTGTAGATACTGCATGCTCATGGCATCTACCACAACCTTGACTGAGTCGTAAACAAAATCAAAGTCATCTTCATTTTGTACTTCATCAAATGTGAAGCCATAACTGAATCCTGAGCATCCGCCACCTTGTACAAATACACGTAACATTAGGTCAGGGTTGCCTTCTTCGGCCACAAGTTCTTGCAGTTTACTAATAGCGGCTGGTTGTAAGTTCATTTTGTTTCTTCCTTTTTGGGTTGTTTAGGTGTTTGATAAGCACTTTCTCGTTGCTTGGCAATTACCATTCTCATGCACTGTGTTCTATATTCATAACTCTGGATCTTGTCGCAAAAAGCAGCACTGCCGCTGTACGAAGCCATACAATAGTTTTTTTTGTTTTGATCAGCAATGTTTATGCATTCACTCATGTCTGCATGTGCCACAACGGGCATGAATACCAAAAACAATCGCCACATGCTGACTCCTTACAGACGTTGGTTACAGACGTCCCAATCTATTATTTTCCAAATGTTGTCCAGGTATTTTTCTTTGTCCCACTGATAATCTGTGGCCCAAACATGCTCCCACCAGTCAACTAGCACACAGATATCTGTACGCACAGCATGGTTGGCAATGGTCTTGATTTCTCCACCAGTGCTCAAATACACCCAACCTGAGCCTTGTATGGCCATGGCTGCCGTTTTGAACTGTTCACGAAAATCTTCGTATGTTTTGAATTTTTCTTCAATCAAGGCCAGTACAGCGCCACGAGGACGGTTGGCGCCTTTTGGGGGGCGAAGCTGTGGAAAAAATTTATTGTGTAAAAAATTGCCAGCACGGTTAAAATCCTTGGTGTAGGTACCACCAGTATTGCCTGTGTCAGCATTGTAGCGTTTGGCATAGCCTTTGGCTAGATGTTCATAATGATAGTTGATACTGTCTGCGCTCATTACAGGTGCCAGGTCCTTGGGTCCGTAGGGCAGGGGAGTAGTTTCTAACTTGGCCGGTCTAGTACTAGCCTCTATTAAATTAATGTGATTTCTCAGTTCCATGTTAATATTTATCTACGTCTGGTAATACGACCACGAGTCAAATCGTAAGGGCTGAATTCCATGGCCACTCTATCACCCAACAACACCTTGATGTTGTGTGTGCGCATCTTGCCCGACAAATACGCAATTACTTCTGTGTTGACATCATCCAGTAATACTCTAAACATGGTGTTGGGCAGGATTTCTTGAACCTTGCCCTCCATGCTGATTGTTTCTTCTTTGGCCATGCGTTACTTATTCAAAACTCATGGTGGCAGTGACCTTTTTCAGCCGATCGTAACGGAAACTGCGCCAAGCACCTGCGTCCAAATCAAACACTTTTTGGGTGTGATTTTCTTCAGGCTTGATCAGCGCCGCAATTTCTCGATCTTCTCCCAAGAAACCATGTTGCCTTAGGCCATCCACAGGTGCTTCTTTAGCAGGCTTTTCAGCACGTGGTGGCTGGGGTGGAATACGATCAATGTCTAATGTGCATCGCATGTCTCGTAGGCAGCCATCTGCTTTGACAAAGGTCACTGTGATTTCACTCACTTCCAGCAACTTGCGCACCCACTCTCTAAAAATGTGCCGGCCTGTTTCGCCTGACTCTTGATAGGTGGTACCAGGCTGTGCTTTCAACAATCTAAACACTTCTTGCTGTTCCCAGCTCAATTGCGTTTCCATAAGTTCTCCTTTGTAAGTTAATAAACGTTTTTTCTTCATGACCACTTCAATATGAACCAAGTTCTATCTGCTTCATCACGGAACCAAAACTTGGCGTTGTTTTGATACCAACGTTCATTGGGTGTCCGTATGTTGCTCTTGGTCCAGATACTGCTAGTGCTGGGACCAAAAGTTTCCTCACACCATGCAGCCATGTAC